GCCCCTTCTTGCAGAAACGTACTAGGGAACGAGGATTAAGCGAAGCATACTTCAAAGACCTAAAAGTAGGTCGAAGAGATAAAGAAGCAAGAGCGCGTGCAATTCAGGGTAGAATGCAACAAGGTATGGTATACTTTCCAAAGGACGCTGTTTGGACTGGAACCATGGTTGCAGAACTTTTACGTTTTCCAAATGGAGCCCATGATGACCAAGTCGATGCCTTGGCGTGGATTGGTTTAATGATGACAGAATTTGCAACGTTCTATGAACGACCGGAGCATGTTCCATCTTGGAGAGATAAGTTAAAATATTTAACTAAAGGTGCTAAACATAAATCATCGATGAGTGCTTAATGGCAAAGTATAAAAAACCGAAAAAGAAACTAGACGCAGCCGAGGAGATGAACATCGCTCGTCGACAGTGGGAATCTTACACACGGGCAAGGGACCACGGTCATACAGATTACATCGAGATCGCAAAACAATGCGATGCCTTTTACCGGGGTGAGCAGTGGGACGAAGCTGATATAGCCACATTGGATGATCAGGGTCGTCCCGCGCTAACTATTAATACAATCTTACCAACCATCAATACTGTGATTGGTGAACAAAGCACTCGACGTGCGGATGTACAATTCAAACCACGTGGAGCAGGTATGCAAGAAACAGCAGACGTACTAACACGTTTGTACATGCAGATTTCTGACAACAACAAACTTGATTGGATTGAGTCACAGGTTTTTTCTGATGGACTTATTCAAGATCGAGGTTGGTTCGATGTACGTATAGATTTTTCAGATCATATTCACGGAGAGATTCGTGTAACACAAAAAGATCCGTTGGATATTATTATTGATCCAGACGCAAAAGAATATGATCCGAAAAGTTGGAACGAAATATTCGAAACCAAATGGATGAGTATCGATGACATCGAAGAAGTCTATGGGCAAGATAAAGCAGATAGATTAAGAGTCATCGCTGAAGTAGGATCTACTTTAGGTTCTGATTCAATCGAGTACGAAGAAGAAAGATACGGCGATACTTACAGTGGTGAGTATGCAAGTGATTATCCGAACAACCCAGAAGAAGCTCGGGCGGTAAGATCAATTAGAGTTGTAGAAAGACAACACTATAAATTAAAAGAGTGTATGTTCTACACTGATCCGGTTACCGGTGACCAAAGAGAGATTCCTTATGAATGGGGTAAACGTAAACGTGAAAAGTTTGCGGATGACTTTGGTTTATATATAGTTACAAAAACAGTTAAGAAAGTTAGGTGGACTGTAACTGCAGATACTGTAGTGTTGTTTGATGATTGGTCCCCTTATGATTCTTTTACTTTGGTTCCTTACTTCCCATATTGGAGAAGAGGTAAACCCTTTGGTATGGTAAGAAACTTGCTTTCACCTCAAGAACAACTAAACAAAATTTCATCTCAAGAACTACACATTGTAAATACAACTGCGAACAGTGGTTGGGTAGTTGAGTCAGGATCACTTAGTGGTATGACAGCAGATGACTTAGAAGAACACGGTGCGGAAACTGGGCTAGTACTCGAGTTTAATAGAGGATCTACTCCCCCTAGTAAGATTCCTCCGAACCAGATTCCCACCGGCCTAGATCGTATTAGCCAAAAAGCGGCACTAAATATAAAAACGATTAGTGGTATCTCTGATGCTATGTTGGGGACAGATAGCCCTGAAGTTTCTGGTATTGCAATCCAAGCAAAACAGAATCGCGGGGTGTTAATGATTCAAGTGCCTTTAGATAACTTGAAAAAGACAAGGCATTATTTAGCAGAGAAAATTTTAAATTTAGTACAAAGCTACTATACAGAAGAACGTATCATACAAATTACGGATGAGGCTGATCCATACAAACAAAGGATCCCGATGGTTGTAAATCAAATGACTCCAGAGGGTAGGATTGTAAACGATCTAACTCTTGGTGAGTATGATGTGGTTATTAATGATGCACCTGCAAGAGATAACTTCGACGAAGTACAATTTGCAGAAGCAATAGAATTAAGGAAAGTAGGTGTACCTATTCCAAATGACCTAATTGTCGAATACTCACACTTAGCTAAGAAAGCTATGGTGGCCGATAGAATTAGACAGGTTGAAGGTACAGCGCCTCCAACTCCAGAACAAGCACAATTACAACAATTCCAGATGGAATCACAGATTAGAAGTACTCAACTAGAGATTGCAAAACTCGAAGCTGAAGTTACAAGACTACAATCTGAGACAGCTCTGAATGTTGCTAAAACACAAAGTACTGAAGCAGATCCGCAACTTAAAGTTGCAGAACTACAAAGTAAACTCGAAATGAAACGAGAAGAATTAGATTTACGTGAAAGGCTTTCTTCTATGACAAATGATATGAGGAAAGGTCAAACTGAAACTCAAGCTGCAGCTAAATTGGCTACAGCTGCCATGAAACCAAACCAAGGAGGTAGATAATATGGCTAAGAAAGAAGAAACCAATGATATCGTATTAGAGGCAATGCCCGGCGGTGAACCACTTAAGGAAGAGGATACTAAGTTTGAAGTAGACCTTAACTTTGAAACTGTAGAGGAAGAGGAAACAGAGGAGGAATCTCAAGATGAAGAAGTCACGGAAGAAGCTGACGCCCCTACAACAGAAGAGGTTGTTGAAGAAGAGGCTGACGCAGAAGAAGAAACAGAAACAACTCCAGAGCCAGAAGCTTCTAGCGAAGAAGGAGTGGATGAAAACAGCGAAGGAGATGCACAACCAGATCTTCAGCCAGTTGAAAACAGCGATCAAGTCGTTGCCGAAGAAGTAGAAGAGCCAAAAGCTCCTATGGTGCCTAAGTCTAGGCTTGATGAAGTGCTTGCAAAACAAAAAGCATTACAAAAACAACTAGATGAGGTTAATCAAGCTAAAGAAGAAGCTGCAAAAGACGCTCCACAGTATAATTTTGCTGAAAAAGAAGCAGAATACCAAGAGTTAGTGCTTAATGGAGAGGCAGAAAAAGCTGTAGAGCTTAGAAATGAGATAAGAAACGCTGAAAAAGACCAGTTTATGTTTGAAGTACAACAAAAAATGGGTCAAACAGTGCAACAAAGCCAAGAAATGACTGCTTTACAAGCAAAAGCAAACGAAATTCAAGCGCAATACCCCATTTTAGATGAAAATAGCGCTAATTTTGATGCAGATTTGACTCAAGAAGTCTTAGATTTGCGTGATGCGTTTATGGTGCAGGGTTTTTCTGGTTCAGATGCTCTAGAAAAAGCTACTAATTACACTTTAGCAGCTAAAAAGCCTGAATTGTTAAATCCTACAACTAAAACTGAAGAACCAACACAAAAAGTAGACGACAAAGTAGTTGAGAAAAAGAAAGTAGCAAACATTAACAAAAAGCTAGAAGCTGCTGATTCTCAACCACCCGCTATGAAGGGTGAGTCTGCTAGAGGTGACAAAAAGATAGATTTAAATACGTTATCCGACGACGAGTTTAGCGCATTACCAGAGGAAACTTTGCGAAGAATGCGTGGTGACTTTGGTACATAGTTGGTATAACATATAAGAGTTCGTCCGCCAATACGATATTTGGCGCAGGTCGTTCTGCTAAAACAACGTTTTCGCCTGTCATGGCGTAAATCTGGCTGGGGTCGTGCCCTAAACACGAAAACGTTTCCCAACGATAAAGGGTATACGGGTAAATAGTCGGCCCAGAAAAGCGACTGGTTAGTTTTAACTTTTAACTTTTTGGAGGACGCCACAATGGCTAACACAAACTTTTCATCACTGACCAGTGAACAGCTTACTATCTGGTCGCGTGATTTTTGGCGTGTTGCTAGGAACATGTCCTTCATTAACCAATTCGCGGGTAGCGGACCTAACGCTATGGTTCAGAGAATATCTGAGCTTACCCAATCAGAAAAGGGAGCAAGAGCTGTTTTAACACTTCTTGCCGACATGACTGGTGACGGTATTGTTGGGGATAACACTCTCGAAGGTAATGAAGAGACTTTAAGAGCCTACGACATCGTTGTACAACTTGATCAATTGAGATTTGCTAATAGACTAGCTGGTAGATTAGCTGATCAAAAATCAGTTGTAAATTTCCGTGAGCACTCAAGAGACGCTCTTGCGTATGCAATGGCTGATCGTATCGACCAATTAGCGTTTTTAACGCTTTCTGGTATTAACTACACACTAAAAAATAGTGGTGCATTAAGACCTGTTCTAACTTCAGGACAGAATCTTGGTGACATTACTTTTGGTAGTGATGTAACCGCACCAACTTCTAACAGACATAGAAGATGGGATGCAACTAATAAGCTTGTAGCTGGAGATATAACTGCTGTTGCATCTACAGATACAATTACTTATGAATGTATCGTTGCTCTAAAAGCTTACGCTAAAGATAACTACATCAGAGGCGTTAGAGGAGCAGGCGGAGATGAGGTATACCACTTGTTTGTATCACCTCAAGTAATGGCTGACCTTAAACTTGATTCAGACTTCTTAGCTAACGTTAGGAATGCTGGAATTAGAGGACCACAATCAAGCTTGTTTGCTGGTTCTTCAAGCTTAATGGTTGATGGAGTAATGGTTCATGAGTTCAGACACGTGTTTAACACTGCTAACGCAACTTCTGGATCATCTTCAAATGCCGGTTCTGCTGGATATAAGTGGGGCGCTAACGCTGACGTTAACGGTTCTGCTTGCTTATTCTGTGGAGCACAAGCCCTTGCTATGGCTGATATCGGACTTCCTGAAATTGTTGAAGACACCTTCGACTACGGGAACCAAAATGGTATCTCTATTGGTAAGATCTTCGGTCTTAAGAAACCTAAGTACAACAGCGACTACAACGGTAGCGTTGAAGACTTCGGTGTCATTAGATTGGATGTTGCATACTAAGTATGTATCCTTGGGTGGTTCAATATCGAACCACCCAACTTTTTTATAGGAGTAAAAATGTTAATAGTTTCAGATGAGGATAAATATATCTCAACAACTTGGGGCGCTGGTATCAGACTACAAGCTGGTGTGCCAAAAGAAGTAGGTGAAGACCTTGGTTTGGTTTGTTTACAAGAAGGTTGTAGACGCGTAGAAACCATCAAAGAAAAAAAGCCAAGCGAACCTATTAATAAAATAGAGGTTGAAGTCAAGGAAGAAGTAAAACCTACAACTAAAAAAGTAGTCAAGAAAAAGACAACAACTAAGAAAAGTAAATAATGGGAACACTTACGGGCACCAACATAATTGATAGGGCTAGGTATAGTCTACAAGACAGCTCTGGTGTTCGTTGGACTGACGCAGAACTTTTGGATTACATAAATGATGCTCAAAGAGAAATTGTTAATGTAAAACCTGAAGCAACTGCTACACATACAAATGTTTTGTTAGCAGCTGGAACGGAACAAACGTTGCCTTCCGGCGGACTTCGTCTTATTAAAGTAACTCGTAATATGTCAGGTTCTGCAGCTGATGCTACAGGTGCAAAGTCAATACGTATTGTAGAAGAAGATTTGTTAAATTCTATTGAACCCGATTGGCATGACCCTACTGTTACAGGCGCATCAGCCCATGGCTCTGTAATTAAAAATTATATTTTTGATTCTGACGATCCTAAAAAGTTTTATGTATACCCAGGTGTTAAGTCTGGTTCTAGCGCATATGTAGAATTAGTTTATTCTAAACTTCCAACAGACTTATCTTCTGTATCAAGCACAATTGATATTGAAGATATTTATGGCAATGCTATTTTAAATTTTGTGTTATATAGGTCTTATCAGAAAGATGCAGAATACGCAGGTAACCAACAGCGTGCAGGAACTCATTACCAATTATTTTTAAATAGTGTGGGTAGTGGAGGTAATGCTGATTTACTTTTAGATCCAAACACAGATAGAAATGCGGGACCAACAATGATACCGCAAGCAGGAGCATAACATGGCAAGTTTTAGTTCATTAGTAAAAGAAGTTTTACCTTACGTACCTAACTGTCCTGACGCTTTAATCGAATCTAATTTAAGATCAGCAACCATTGAACTTTGTGAAAGATCAAAAGCATACGTTTATGACTTAGACCCTATTACTACTATAAGTGGTGTTTATGAGTATGAGTTTGATCAACCAACAGGAACTGATGTACATCAAATACTTTGGATGACTTATGATGGTGATGATTTAGATCCAACAAGTCCAAGAAGTTTAGAATTAAATTATCCTGATTGGAGAAACAAAACTGCATTACCACAGGTTTACTTACAAAAAAGCCCGGATACCTTTTGGGTTGTACCGGTACCTGGATCAACTATAACTAATGGTTTACAACTTAGTGTTGCGTTAAAACCAAGTAGAACTTCCAATAATATCAGTACTGATTTTTCAAACGATTACAGAGATGGAATCATTTATGGCGCTTTGTACAGACTACTTAGAATCCCAAGAAGGGATTGGTCTGACCCACAAGCTGCTGGAGATTACTTAAGTTTATTTAATCAAGAAGTAACACAAGCAGAACAAAGAGCCCGTGCCGGAGATTTAGGTGTACGTAGATTAGTTAAATACCGAGGAACAGGATTGTCTCCGCGTAAGAGGTATAAGAGATATGGTTCAGAGATCGACTATTAATGGGATCTCAATTGAAGAAATACCTGTAGATGAGATTCGATATGCTTACGAAAGAATCGAATCTGATTTACATGTTATAAGAAAGAAGAGTTACTCTGACTGGATACCAGCAGATATATACTTAGCATTACGCAATAAACATGCAACTTTGTACATGTTTTATGAAGCTGATAAGTATGTTGGTTTTATTATCTGCTCGTTAATCTCAGACCCAGGCGGCGAACCTACGCTATTTATCTGGGCAAGTTATCAAAAACCAGAGTATAATTATAGAGAGATAGGGTTTACTTTCTTAGATAAGATAGCCCAAGAAAAAAATGTGAAGACCTTAGAGTTTCACACAAGTCGCCCAGGATGGGAAAGAGTCGCAAGGAAGCACGGATTTGAATTAACAAGTTATGTTTATAAAAAAGAGATATGAGTTCAAAACCAAAGAAACAAAATTACCAAGCTTCTGAGCAAGAAAAAGCTTCAGCAGCAGTAGCACAGGCTGAGAAAAAATACTTTGATGAAAAGTATGGCCCTCTTCTACGAGAGATGAGAGATATTTCTGAGAAAGAAGATTTAAGTGCTATGGCACGGGGTAGATCCCAAGCGGATACAATGCAAGCTTTAAGTGGCAAACCAAGTCTAGCGGCTGCTAGGTCTGTAGACCAAGCTGCTGACATGGCTTCTGCAGCTTCTGCACAACAAATACAAGCAAGTGCTCAAGGCTTAGGCGCACAACGTCAAAAACAAGTTGGCGTTTTAGGTACTGCTCGAGGACAAGCTGCGGATGCACAATCTGGTTTAGCACAAGCAGCTAGGATTCAATCTACAAAACAACTACAAGAAGCAAGAGCTAAACAACAAATACGTGACGCAAGGTTTGGAGCACAAACTCAACTTGCTACAACATTTGGATTGCAAGGAGCTCAAAATATTGCTGGGGGTGGTAGTTTCTTTACTCCTAAAGATATGGGGGATTCTCGGCTTCAATATGGGATGAATAGATTAGGTAGTTATCTTGGTATACAAGGTCCTACAAATCAAAGCCAAGTTCAAGAAGGAGGCCCATAATGTTGGCCCAAATAAGGAATACATCGATTAGTGCTTTACCAGAGGTAAAAGACCCACAAAAAGTTCAAGCAGATATAACAAGACAAGACTTTGAAAATTATTTAAAAGATTTCCGAGGCTTTGAAGAAAGGCTCATAGCTGCTAGGGATGACACTTCTCTTATTGAACAATCACGCGAAGATGCAATTAAACAAAATAGGATTGCCCAAGAAATCCAACAAAGAAATGTTGAAAGATATGGAGGGGCGGGGTTAAGTGCAGCTCAAAGACAAGAACAACAAAGAGCTCTACAGAGGGGTGGACAGTTAAGTTTAGCAGGTGGTTTAAATAACGCGTTAGTTCAACAACGAGAAATAAACCAAAGAACCTTAGGTGATTTAATTAATATAGGACAAGGTGTGAACAGAAGTTCATTACAAGGACTTGGAGATGCTTCAGCAATGGCAGCTAATAGACAAGCTGCATATAAAAATGCTAAAGCAGCACATAGTTCTCAAATGATGCAGATGGGCGCAGGCTTAGGTTCATTAGCCTTAATGGCATTCGGGATATAGATTATGGCATTAGACGCATTTAGTTCAGCAGTACAAAATTTTGCTCGTTTTGGTCAACAACGTTTAGCAAACCAAGAGCAACAACAACAGATAGAACTAAACCAAATGAAGTTGGATAGTAATCGTGCTGATAAAGCTATAAATGAATTAACAGGTACGGGGTTAGTTTCTTTTAATGCAGACACTAATTCTTATGATGTGGCTCCAGACTGGTTTGATAAACTACAACAAGTTCCCGAGTCAGAAAGACAATCTTTACTTGCAGGAGTTCAATCTTATCTAGGCGCTTATGAAGACAACGGTAAAATCGAAGTGGGGGAAATATCTAATGTTGCTCCGGTAAAAGGTAAATTACCTACTTCTTTAAAAGATGCTTCAGAGGAAGAAAAACAAGCGTGGTTATCTGATCCTAAGAATATAGCTTATTCTGTACCAATAAAACGTAAAGATGGACGATTTAGTTTTCTTACCAGAGATCGTTCTTCTGCCCCCGAGGATGATGAAGCGATTATTTTAAGTGGAGCGGAAGTAGCCTCTTGGATTGGAGCTAGAGCAAATAAATTAAATAGATTAAAAAATCCAGAAGAGTTTAGAAGAGCACAGATTTTAACACAAAACAGAGATTCTTTAGCTGTTACAGGAACCGGGCAGTCTGGCACTACTTATGACAGTTTAATGGATGAGCTCACTAACGATTTAGATCGTATTGAAACTAACCCAGAAATAGCAGGCACCGGGGCTCAAACAGATAGTTTAGGTGCTTTACTTGGTAGTTGGCAGTCTACTATTGATGAGACTTTAAAAACCCAATATAACCAACAAAACATTGCAACAGCAACAGCAGATAAACAAGCTCAATTAGAAGATGCGGAAAATCGTTTAAGTCAAGCTACAAAAGTACGAGATTACAAACGTATTCAAAAAGAAATAAAAGAGTTAGAAAAAGATTTACCTCTTTCAGATAAAAAAGTAGCTGCTTTAAATAAACGTAAAGAAACGCTGCTTTCACAAAAAGTCGAAAACCCAAAAACCGTTGCAGAACGTCGTTCAAATATGGTGAAGGATAGACAGATAAAGAAAATTGATGAGGAACTAAAAGGACAGACTGTAGCGCCTGTTCCTGCCGCCGAAACTGATTTTCCTGATGCTCCAGATTTATCAAATATTAAAACTGAAGAACAAGCATTAGAACTTTTAGATAGTGGTGTGTTAAATAGTTTTTTAAGTGACGAAGTTATTGAAAAGTCTAGATCTGTTTTGCAAGAACAAGGGGTCACAGACAGTCAATCATTTAATCAAGCAGTACAGGATAATAAAATTAAAAATCCATATGTACATAGTTTAGTTATTGCTAGTGCAATAGCGGGTCCAGATGCAACAGATTCAGAAGTTAGGGCACAAGCACTTGAGTTATTTAATAATATTAAAACTGGAGATCCACAAGCTGGCCCTAGGCAGTTAACTGCAGACAAAATAAATGCGATGGATACAAAAGCAGATTATTTAAGGTGGTTTGCTACTCAAAGTCAAGATTATAAAGATGAGATAAAAGAAACATTAAGTGATATAGATGATGCTTGGGATAGAACTACTTTAGCTTATACAAGTAAAGAGAAAGATGCTAATTATGAGGGAGAGTACATAAATGCTCTAACCTCTACTGTAGGTTTTTTAAACGACTTACAGCTGTCAGGAGTAAAAGACCCCTTAGGTTACATTAAGAAGGTTATGTCTAATACAACTTACCAAAAAATCGCAAACGGTCTTTCTACAAATATCTATGAGTCTTTAGGTTCAAATTGGAATATATTTAGCGCTGATTTTTGGGGAGATATCCCAAGACAAAATAACCCAAAAGCTTTAACTAATTTAATTAATACTATGGGTACTATAGTAGACAGTGAAGGAAAGGTCACAAAATTTGTTAGAATTAAAAGAATTGGTGGCAGAATCATCGAAGTGGAGGGAAGTGACACTCCAATTAATGTTTTAAACCGAGCCGACCCCGATGCATACAATGCTTTAATTCGAATGTTGCCAGTAGTAAATAGACAAGGCGATGGCGAACAAGAATGATCCTATCAATAGGTTTACCGCTGGCGATTTAGCAAGCAACAAAAAACCTACCTCAGCCGGAGCTGGAGAACTAGCGAGCACTACTCGTGCAGCCGAGTTCGGTAAAGTAGAAGGCATTGACCCTGCAAGAGCTTTTGGTGCAGGGGTTCAAGCTGGTTCTCAATCATTATTATCTACAGGAAATTATTTCAAAGCTTTGGGTAGCTCTTTGTTGGGCAATGAAAAAGCAATGAACGATGCTCTTCTTGCTGCAGAACGTGCGCAAGGGGATTCAGCTGCATATACAAGTGAGTTTGAACAATTCGAACAGTTCTTATCAGAACCTACTTTTGCTGGTTTTTTAAATCAAGTTTTTTTAGCTACGGGTCAGTTTACTCCCTCTGCAATAGCTAGTATTGCTGGAGCTTTTTCAGGAGCAGGTGTAGGGGCTTTAGTTGCAGGCAGCGCACTTAAAGCCGGTGGAAGTAAAGCATTAACTAATTTAGCCGCAAAAAAACTTGCTAACAAAGAATTTAAAAACATTACCAAAAAGCGTTTAAAGAAAGAAGGTCTTGATGCTGATGAAGAAGCTTTAGAGTCAGCAGTTTATAACCAGCTCAGAAGTAATTATATGAAAAAAGCTAGTGTACGTGGGGCTCTTGGTGGCGCTTTTGCTACAGAATACCCACAACTAGCGGGTACTTCCTTTGGTATTTTTGCTGAACAAGGTATGACAGACCCTGTTTCTGCATTTGCAGCGGCAGGAATTGGTGCACCCGCAGCAGCTATCGGCGTAGGTGGTGAGGCTCTAGTTGCAAAATACTTTTTAAATAAATTAAAAAAAGGTGATGGGCCTTTACATAAGTCAGTTATAGCAGCTATCGGGGGTGGCGCTGCTAGGACAGGAACTATTGAAGGGCTTACTGAACTTGCGCAAGAAGAGATTAGTATTCAACAACGTTTTGCAATAGATGATGACTATGCGCAAGCGCAAGCTAATTTAGATAGAGCACATTCAGCCTTTGCTGGCTTTTTTGGTGGTGCAGGTATGGGGTCCTTGGGGGGCACTATAACAGGTACTATTGATAAAGCACGAAGATATGTAGATGAAAAATATGAACAAGAACAAGTTAATCAATACAATCGAGAACGTTACGGTGATGTAGAACCTGGGGATGTTTACAAAGAACCAACAGCTTGGTTAGAAGCACAGTTTAACGCTATATTTGATGAGAGTAACTCTAAAGATTCTGTTTATTTAGATGCTAATAGTTTTGCGGAATTACAACAATTAATTAAGAAAAACCCTGAACTTGTAAAACGTATAGATGAAGAATTATTAAAAAGTGAAACCACTAAAGATAATTTTAGGTCTGGTGTTTTATTTTCAAAAGACCAGAAAAAAATTGATCAGTTTAATAAAACCAGAACTGAAAACCCATTAAACACTGTAGCTTTAGATAATACTCTAGCTAGTATTTTAGACTATGAGCACAGTAGAAAACCTGAAGATGATGAGGTTGTAGAAGTTCTTGATGAGAATGGGCTCCCGGTTTGGTACCAAAGTACAAATGCAAAAGACGCTTCGAAAGTTAGAGCTAAAGCAAAAGCATTATTTCCAAACACTCCAAACAATAGGATTGTTAGAAAATCTGTAGAAAAACATTTAGAAGAACGTAAAGCGAAACTTGATGAAGATATAGAAGTACGTGATATTACTATTGATGATTTTGCAGCTGATGACCCTGTAGTCACTCGATATTTAGGGTTAGTAGAGAAAGCAAGACAGTTAGGTGGTATTGAGAATTTAAGTGCACAAGAACAGCAAACCCTCAAGCAAGATTTTATTGCTTTACAACCAAATAGAGAAGATACCGCAACAGAACAGGCACCACAGGGGCAGCTGCAAGAAGAGCTGGGTTCTGTTCAACAAGAATTAGAACAAGCAACGGCGGATCCTGAAAGCGGTATTGAAGCGTTTGAAAGCACCATTGTTCAAGAAGGTCCGGGTTCTTTAGAAACACCAATCCGTCCAAAAAAACAAGGGCAAGAATTACAAGAAGCAGAAGAAGCAGCAAAGAGAGCGCAGGAGCAAACTGAACCTACAACGACTGATCCCCTTCAAGAAACTCCTGTAACACCAAGACTCCAGCCAGATATTTTTAAAGAAGGGTGGACTGCAGGTCGAGGTAGAGATGAGTCTTTAATTGAAAAAGCTAGAGAGCTTACACCGCAAGAGTTTTTAGCAGAGTTTGATAGGAATATTGCAGAAGGTAGATACTCTGATTCTCTGTTAAGAAACTATGTGAAACAGTCTGAAGAGAACCCAAGTTTTGTTTTTAAGATAAACGAAGTTCTAGATGAAGGTGGAGAATCTAAAGATGTATTTAATATTTTAAAATATCGAACACCTAAAGGCTCCAGAGATATGAAAGCTGAAACTGCGAGGTGGGTAAGGCAGGCAAAACAAATAGAGAACAAAAGAATAAGACGAGATGATAGCACACCCACAGGATGGAGAATTACTAACCCTGAATTAGGGCAAGATACGCCCCAAGCTATTTACATGCCTGCAATTACTCGTTTTGGTATCACTGATATAAGACGAGAAGATGAAGGAGGCGCTGCTGAGTTTAACACTATAGGAGAGGCTCTTTTAGGGTTTAATAATGCGGTTACCGAACTGTTACTTAATGGGTATGAACTTTCTTATAATGGACAACCTTTTGTATTAGATACAAATATTACTAGGGCAAGTAATGTCTATAATGCTCCCGTTCTTTCTCTACCTAGTTTACGTAATGAGCAAAACCCTGATGGGCATTTAAATCTTGGACAACTTTTAAGTGAACGTCCAGACGTAAACCCAGCGGTTTCTGGCACTCAAACTATTAGTGGGGAGATAGAGGGAGTGAACTTTGATCCTTTGCCACAAGATCAGGATGGGTTTGTTCAACAGTTTCCTGGACAATCTTTTGCAGAGTTAAATTCTATCCAAGAAGTTGAACAGAGGTTAGCAGAAGTTGAGCGATTAATTTCTTTAACTGTTGCCTACCCAAATATTGGCTCTGCTGAAGCAAACGTAGAGGCTAAGATACAACAAGTTAGGCAAGAATACTTACGTAAACTTAATAGAATCCCAAAAGAACGCACCCAAGCTAGACAAAGAGTTAGTTTGGAAGCGAAGAGGGACATAGCTTTTGTAGCTGATCCAGATAATAGCACTGGAGACTTAAGGCAACAAACTCGAGAGCTTTTACAACAAGAGAGAGATAGTATAAAGGAATACTTACGTAACCAAGAGTCTAACCAAGATTTAGTAGGACAAGAAAATAACTTTGAGCGCCCTGTTGTCAATTTACCTAGAGAAAATGCTAGGGGAGATCTTGTAATTGACACTACTGCAGATAATGATTCTGCGGGCCCGGCTATTGTTGAAGGACAACGTCAAGAAACAGTAGATGAAGAAGGTCAAGTAAAAATAGAGCAGATTCCAAATGTGGGGGTTGTTAGAGATCCAGAGTCTGGTCGAGTCTTAGGCAGAACTCCTCCGTTTACTATGGAAGTAGAGAAAGAAGGTGGAGATATTGCCAGTGAGCGCGCAAAGATAGAGTTTGAGATGCGCGATAAATTTAGTTTCTTAGAGTTACCAAGAAGCAGTAAAGTTAAAAGCCCTAGTATTACAGCTTCTTCTACGCTATCAAGCAGACTCGGTGAAGATGCTGCGATTAGAGAGTTGTTAAATATTATTAAGAATGATTTTAAATTTAGTAGAAACTTACAGATCATTACTGTTGATGATAACTACGACAATGAATTTGTAAGAGATCAACAAGCAATTATTAGAGGAGAAAAAGCAGATTCTAATGGTGAAACAAAACCCCTCTTAGGTAGGATTTTAAGTAGTGCTCAAACTGATGTAATTATTATTAACGTTAAACAAGACGCTTCTCCACAACAACAAAGTGAAGCAACTTTAGCTTTATTACACGAAGTTGGACATGCTATTTTCCAACAAGAATTTATAAATTCTTTAGAAAACAAACCTTTACGTCAAAGCTTACAAGCAGAGTTTGAAAAAGCAAAAGCTGAAATAGAGACAAAAAGTTATGACGGAGAGTTTGGGTTTGAAGAATGGTATGCAGATCAAATTGGTGCTTATCTTCTAGATGCATCTAAAAAAGCACAAAACCAAACTCAGTCACATTTTAAACGTATCGCTAATAAAGTACGTCTTGCATTTAAGAAGTTTGGGGATGTATTAAAAAGAAGATTTACTTTAAATCCTTCTTTTGAAAATTATGTTGAACAGGTTATTAAAAGTTATAAAGACGGGTCTAAAGACCCTGTGCGAAATCCTTTAAGTTCTGAGGATCGTATACTTATTAGAAATATGACCGAAGAGCTTGTTCCTAATTCTTTTAAAAGTATTGCTTCAAAACCGCAAATGCGACAACTTAAAAGTATGGCTGAAAGGTTGTTATCTTCAGAAAAAACTCTACCAAGGTTTTTTAAGTTTCTTTTATACCCTGCAGATAACTTTTTACGTTCTCTATCAAAAGAGAATAAAATTGGGGAACAAATTGCACAGATTTTTTATTCGCGGTCTCAATCAGGAGAGGCTACAGGTTTCTTAACAGCAAAAATTTCTTCAATAAATTCTTATTTAAGTGAGCTGTTTACTATTTTAGATGTTGATGGTGCTAGTGGTATCACACAAGAAGCTTTAGATATTTTATTAGAGGCAGAAGATAATAATGTAGCTGATGCTAATCTTTCGCCTAAAGCAAGAGAAGTTAGAGAGTGGTTATCAGAATTCTATGAGCGTAGGAACTTAAACAAACTCGGTATTAGAAAAGCCTTAAATTATTTCCCTAGGGTTATGTCAGAAGCTCTTTCTAAGAGCGAAACATTACAAGCAGGATTAGTAAATTTATTAGTTACTTATAATGAGGGTAAAACTTTTACTCGACCTATCCCACAAAAAAATACAGATGGTTCGGTCAGGACAAACGCTGATGGGTCTATTATTTATGAGAGAGGTAAAGACGGTAAGTTAAAACAAGAGTCTTTTACCATTACTCCAGAGTACGCAAGAATTATGGTTGATGGTATTG